TTGATAGCCGTTTCATCTGGGCGTTTTGGTAAGAAGTCAGCCAAGTTGTACAAACCTTGCGATTCAATTGCTTCAGCTTCTGTTGCAGTAAGTGGTGTTTCTTTACGAGCCCACTTGCTTGTCGAATAGTCAGCATATCCGCCTTTGGCTGTTTTGCTGATACGGAAGTCTAATCCACGCTCATAGTCAGTTGGAAGTTCTTCTAGTTCTGGATCCATCAACGCTGATTTAATAGTCTGGAAGATCTGAGGACCAATAATAAAACGTCGAATTGCTTTGTCACTGTTGTCATCAGAGATTGGATTCTCACGTACAAAACCTTGCATGATGTATGAACGTTTTTTCCAATACTTACGGCCCATGTCTTCAAGACTTTTGTCTTTAAACCACTCACGTACTTCGGTGAGAATTGGACAAGTTTCGCCCCACATCTCAACACATGGTACTTGCACCAGAACATTCTTACTATCCATTTGGCCTTTGATGCCGTTGAATGGAAGTTTGATCATTGCACGTTCCATCCAAAAGAACGTATTACCATTATCTTCATCAGGAAGGAAGCGAAGCACTGCGCTGTCGCCTTCGTTCATATTCCAATGTGGGTAAATTGCGCCATCACCGCCGGATGACTGATTGTTGCCTTGCTTGTTGTCTGCCGCTGCAAGACGGGCGCGGATTTCTGCTAATGAAGCCATTTGTATTCTCCTATATGCCTACGAGTAGCAACTACTACTCTTTTCATTTGCCTACGATACGCAACTACGTATCTGTGTATGCCTATATACATTGTACTAGTATATACGCTTTTATTTAGTCCGTCAAGCAGAAAGGTTAACAATTGTCTAAAGAATAAACTTTGCTGATTGACCTGGCTTGGATTAAATATACACATGACACATAATAACATAAACACAGAAGAAGTCAACTATTTTGGACAAGATGTAGAATTTGAACTTGCAGCTCCAAATTTGTGGTGGGTACATAACACCTTCAATAACGATACACTTGAGTGGATGCAAGGTATCTATGTAAATACCGATAATAAATTTGAAGTTAGCCGGCCGCATAATCGCTTATTATTAGCAAACGGTGTAGATCAGAAAAAACTTCAAAAAGTTGGAGTTAGCTTAATACCACAACTTGAAAAAATTCTAAATAAAAAACTAAACTTAATGGTTGGTAAATTTTGGCTTGATTTGCCACTGTTTGATTGCCAACCGCATGGTGATAGTGCTGAAATTATTGTCACATTACAAATATACGTTGATGTTAAACACATTCAAGATCACGAACATCGGTTATATGGTGCAGAATTTATGCATGTTGATCCATCAGTTGAGGCCCCGATAGTAGCTAATTGCGGGTACCTTAACTTAAACACCGATCAAAAAGTGCACCAAGTTATACAGGGTTACGGCACACGCCAGAGCATAGCATTCCAGTATAACCTAGCTACTGATAGTTAAGCCATAGTGTTTCACGTATGCTGTTTTCGGGTATGCTATTCATCATACCATTAAAAATGCGTGGATTATTAAGATATGCAATTGCACTCCTGGGTTCATGTGGAACATAAACACATTCATTGGCAGCGATATTGCGACTAGGAGAATGATCGTTTTCGCCTATTGCTGTATTAACTTCGTCTGATGTACAAAATGCATATCGATTTGTGTCGGCAGCCATTGTGCATAGAGGAATCTGTACTTGAAACTTGATGTCGCGGTGTATACGATGCATCATAATTTTTGCATGTGACAATGTGATGTCAACATATCCAACTTGTGGCTTTAGATTAACACCACATAGGTCACTAAAGTACGGTGCCCATGAAGCACATATGTCATTGGGTTCTTTGGTTTCGGCCCAATTGGTAAGCAAACGATTATCATAAACCATTTGCAATTTATTATTTTCTGCTTTTCTATATAAGTTGCGAACAAATGCATATTGTTCTTGCGGAAAGAAATCCCTGATCAACCACAACTGATCAGGGATTATTGTTTCTATGGACATATTATCCTCGAGCTAGTGTTAATAGTCTATCTAGCTCTGATTCGATCATTGGGTCACGCTCTGCTTTTAGTGCAGGTTTTCCTGTGTCAATGTCTGTTACTTCTGTCATATCTTCATCGTCGAGATCTTGTTGATTTGCTTTAGTAAGAGGCTCTTCCTGCGTTGGATCTTCTACTACTCCATGTCTAGCAGCTCTGCTTTTCTGTATATCCGCTGTGCGGTCATCTCTGTTTTTTTGTCTGTTTGCTGCCAGCTCTGCTTTGCGATCATCCCTGGCTTTTTGAATGGCGTTTAGACGATCGGTTCTGTTTTTCTGCAACTCTGCTTTGCGATCATCTCTATATGCTTGATCTTCATTCATTGTGTCGTTTGCACTAACAAGTTTCTCACCTTGTTTCTCAACGAGCTTTTTAAGTGCAACAGCACCTACTATAAATGCAACTGCCATGCCAATTTCAAATTTATTGTCAATCAACATTTGTGCATATTCTTCACCAATTGCACTTATAACCCAATCCCATCCTTCATCAATGTAATAAGCTATGGCTGCTCCGCCAAACAGTTTACCGCCGTGTTTTTTCAACAACCACTTAATTACTGGCCAAGCACCGAATTGGATACACCATTTGATAACCCAAACAGCCGCTGCCACCGCAGCAGGTGCAATTTCGTTTAATTGCTCATCTTCTCCTAGTGGCTTAAAGCCTCTAGTACTGCCAGTTGGTTCTCCGTTTGGTGCAATTTCTCGTGTGCCACCGAGGTTGCTAAGTGGTCTAGCCTGTGGGCGCATGCTACTTGGTCGTGCCATCGGACGCAGGCTAGTCATTGGTGCATTTTCACCAAGCTCGATGTTGAATTCTTTGAGTCTGGCTAGTACCAGTGGTCTACAATCGGCATCGGGATTATCCAAACCCATTTCGTAAATGTCATCAAATAGTTCATCGTCGCCAATTAGTCCGTACAGTTGCTCAGTTGCAAATTCTCCAGCTGGGCCACAATGCAATGGTTCTTTCATAAGTTCAGCTAGTTCTGCCATTTGTTCTGGTGTGTCAGGCAGTGCCCATGTACCTTCGGTAATACTGTCTGCCCACTGTTCAAATACGTCAGCTTCTTTCATGTTAGTTTCCTTTATTTTTGCTAGTATTGGCAAAGCTTCTTCAATTCGACTATCAAGTGTGTTTGTTGAAAACACTTCTCTTACCTTGTCAATGGTTTCATCAAGATCAGTAATTTCCATTGGATCCCATGATGCAAAGATATCTTTATAGCCCTTACGACTAATCATTTTCTTTGCTTTGCGTTTAAGGTCTTTATAGTGCCTAACTGCATCTTCAGCAATGCTTACTGCATCAACATTTTGACCAAACGATTTACTTTTAGTAGCTCTGATAAATTTACTTAATGTTGCTATTTCATTAACTGTGTCACTGATGTGTTGACCAATCTGATCGTATGGATTACCACCTTCAGTTACATGCCTTGCCATTGCTTTACCGCCGCTTATACTACGGAATGGCATCTTAAATCTTTCGCCTTGACTGTTTTCAACAAACAAACTTTCAATGTTTCTAAAACGTGCTTCGCCTTCGCCTAGTTTTCTTGAATGTTTGATAATAAGCTTTGCTGGGCCTTGTTTATTATAACTAGTTTTGTTTGTACCGTTCCAGCCTTCAGCTAACTGGGCCATACTTTTCATTGAATACTTTAATCTATTCATGTTGTTAAGGCTAAATGTATACAAGTTACGCTTTGCTATATTTCTAATAACTGCAAGAAAATCATACCAATCACCGCGGTCATCACGCTCCATTGTGCGTCCGATACTGTCGCCGTAGTATACTTCAATTTTGTCTTCGCCGTCTATTAAGACAACCACTGTTCCATAATCTTTGTTTTCGGTTTTAAAATTAAACGAAATTAGATCTGCATCGGCTGCATTCACAGTCGGCTTGCCCATAGCATCAAGTGCTTTAGGGTCAAGGTCTCGTGTTACTATAGTATCGAAAATTTGTTGTGCTGCGTTGTTATCTTGTGCCATAATACTATTTATTAAAACATTGCCACAAACGGCAAAGGTTCAATTTGATCCTCTCCAAAATCAGTCATGTGTGTATCCAGTTCCTTGTGATACCCTGTTAAAATTTGCAACATACGAATAGCTAATATAGTAGACATAACCAAATCATCTGTTTCTCCTGGTTTAGCTGCATAGCTAGTACCATGGGCTACGAAATTTTTAAATTCGCTTATCAAGCTTCTGCTACGAACTGTCATTTTGTCTGTTTCTACAAGTGTTTTTAACTTTGCACACGCCGAAACTTTACTCTTATTGGTAGTGTTAAATCCTTTGCGATATCGTCGGCCGCTGCCATTAACAACACTGTTGTCACTTAGAAAATAACCCGGTATATTTTGTTCCCCATATTGATCAATTGTAATCAACGCAGCTTCACCTAGTGTATTGTTTTCAACCGAGTAGTATATACTCTGTGCATCTTGAACCTCATCGTTAATATGTTTAATGATGTCAACTAGTATACGAATTTGGTCTGGAATAGGAGTTTTATTGTGTCGCCATTCTGCTATCTGTTCTGTTGTGTTAGCCTCAAACACTTGGATAGCACTTGGGTCGCTGCCTGTGCCTAGACTTGGATCTAATGCTACTACATAGATTCTATTTTTCTGTGGCTTTTTATACCAGCGAACTTGTCCAGTTTTGTACAAAGGTTCTATGCCTTCGAGATCAATCAGTTTGGTTGGAGCAATAAGTGTTTCGTCGTTGATAATGAATTCACAATCCATTTCTCGCCGAAAACGCTCAACTCCTAATATCGCACGTTGCTCATCTGCCCATTCTTCGTCTCTGTCAGGATGCTCGGTCCAATATGCTCGATATGCTTTAAATCCATTAATACCCAAGTCTTTGGTATTTCCAAACTCGTCTTCGGTTTTGTTTGCACCTTTCCATATGTATGCAAACTGATCCTCATCACTATTCGGTGTACTAGTAATAATAGCTCCACCACCTGTACTCAATGTAGGCGATATACTAGTCCAAAATTCTTTAGCAATAGTAGGTCGAACAAATGCAAACTCGTCACAATATAAAAGTGTAATACTCATACCACGTCCGGTATTTTCGGTTGTCGTCTGTGCTACAATACGACTTCCATTGTCAAATTCGATACTGCCTTTATTGTAACTTACTACACCGGCTCGTATGTGATTTGGGCATGCTTCGTATGCATACCTCACACGTTGCATAATCTCTTGAGCACCTGCATACTTGTGAGCTGCAACAAGAATTGTACTGTCGGGTTTGAACATACCAAACCAAAGAAGATACCCAGCAGCACTTGTACTTTTACCAGTTTGCCTCGGCATCATTGATATCGAAAATCTGTTTTCATGGTAGGTTTGAATCAAGCGTTCTTGAAATTCCCAAGGGGCATACTGCATTTTTCCTTGCACAGGGTGTTGTATGAAGAAAAAGTTCTTCATAAAATATTCAGCACCCTTCACTGGGTCGGCACACAACACAAATTCTTGAATTTGCTGTTCGGTGTATTCTTCTTTTTTATGGGGACTTTTAATTAGCACCCCGTCAAGTGATTTACTCATGTTAATATTTATAGTGCCTCAGCTATATCAGGCCACAATTCTAAGAACTTGTCTTGTTGATCTGGATGCCAATAATTTTCAAGTTTTTCTGTAAACTTTAAGAATTCTTTGCTGTTGTCCGTAGTACCTCGTTGAAGATTGTTTTCTGTACTGTCTAAAAAATTTTTATCAGAGTCTGAGATTTCAAACATATCTCTATATTTTTGTATTTCGTTGATTGCCAACTTGCGCACTTTGACATTATGCAATGCTGGATCAAAATGATCTCCGCTGACTTGTTGCCATAATATGTTTATACCTTTGTCAAGTGCATACTGTTTAAGTTCGCATAATTGTGTGCAGTTATATATGTTGTACACGGCATGTATTCCGCCGTGTTGTTGAGAATTATTAATTTTATTAGCAACAGTTGTAACATTCTTGTCGAGTTGTTCCCAAGTACTACCCCATCTTACATATTCAAATCTTTTACCAATGTTATCAAAACTCATGCTC